TAGATTTTAATTCGTTTAGCCATTATGATGTACCTCTAACAAATTCATAGAATACCCTTACCACAATTCTTATTCCGCCCAAAGGATATAATGTACCCTCATCAGATGACACCTCTACTATTTTTGTTTCTTTAGCATTACCACCTCTAGTCCTGTCAGTATCAAGAGTTTCTTCAATTACTTCTATAAGCTGATTGCGTTTAGTATCTAGGTTGGTATCTGTGCCTTTGACATAACCTACAAGAACATAATCAATAGTTCCTGATCTTTTACCTGCTGCGTAATCTCCTAATGCAAAATCTTCTCTAGTTTCATCTCCAGTAGTGACATAAATAGCAGGGAACTGAGGATCAGCTAAATCTTCCTGAGGATTGATTGGCTCTCTTGTAATCTTCTTTAATTCAATAGGGGATGTGACCGCATCTAAGGTACTAATAATGTTAGCTGCTATATCTTCTCGTAAACTCATAATTTCAACTCCTTTTCTAGCACAGAAAAGAATATCTTTTCAATCTTTACTTCTTCATCTTTAGAAATACTAAAAAACTCTCTTTTAACCTTTTTTCTACCTGCTCCTGCTTCATCATGGAAAAATGCTTTTCTGTTAGCAAATCCTTGCCTAAAGAATAGTTCACCTTTACTAGCTGATATTTTGCTAGTTAAGGAACTAAACATTTGACCAGTGTCAGTAAGATCAACTACTCCTGATTGTTTAACTGCGGCTCTTTTGTATTTAGGTGAATAGGGAGCAAATGGGTTTCCTCTATAATCAACACCTCTTGTTTGTGTTCTTTTCTTGATAGCACCAATCTCAAATGCAGCAGCGTTAGCCAGTGCTTTTTTAATAGCTTTAGGTATTCTTTGGGAAACTTTTAATAATTCTTTTTTGACTGCTATAGAATTATCTTTAGCCGTAATGGTTGCGACCATTATCTGACTAATCGTAAATGGTGAATAGGCTCTTTTTCGCTCTCTGAGATAGTTCCGCTATCATCCTCATCATAATCTACCCCATCACGCAATACGGCTTGGAACTCCTCATTATATTTCTTTCTGTAATAATCCATTTTAACTTGGAATGTATCTGCACCATCTCCACCTTGTGGATCTTTCCATTTAGTAAGCATAGGTAAAATATAATCTGCCAGTGCTTTATAAACGACACTTCTAGTCCATTGTGAGTTGGTGAGTTTGCCACTATCTAATTCTAAAGATGTGACCTTAGTAATATCTTTATAGCGTACAGTATGGCGGTATCTTTCCCACCATTCTTCTCTAATTTGTCTGATCACATCATCTTCAGCGTGTTGTAGTTGTGTATCAAAGTCTGTAATGCCGTATTCAGCTATATCAGGTTGATACTGCTGCACATCTGCTAATGCTACTGAAAATTCTGTGGTTGCCATTAATCTTCTTTCTTCTTCCTAGTTCTTTTAGGTTTTTCTTCTGCAGGTTGATCTTCTACTAATTCAAAACCTCTTAATTTCCAATGGATATAATTCTTTTCATAATCAAACTTAGTTCTGGTGATGATCTTGTCACCTTTTTTTAATTTTACTAATTCAGTCATAATAATCTCCTAGTAGGTGGGGATTAACCCCACCCACAAGCATATACTACTGGATTGATGAATCAAAGTGCAATTCTACACCATAAGAGTCATGCAATTCGCCTACGCCGTAAACTGCAGTAGCAACAATCTCATCTGCTCTTAGAGAAGCATCTCTTTGAGTTTCAATCTTGATGTCCTGCATCATAGCTAGGGCTAAAGCATCCTTATGGAATACTGCGCCTTTGTAATCACCTGCAGTACCAGTGTTAGACATATTTGAAGTTTCAAATACGCTAATACCTGCTAACTGACCTACATAACCGCTTCTTAATGCTTCGTTCTGTAAATCACCTGCGTTTGGATTTGCAAATGTGTTTGTTAAGTTTGCTTTTAAGTCGTAAGCAATCTTTGGGTGTAATATTGCATAACACTCTTCAACTGGTAAACCAGATGCTCTAAGTGTTGATGCTGCATTGAAAATAGAAGATGCTGCAATAGCAGTAGTTCCGTCACCTAAAGTGGTTGAGAAACCATCAAATAATGCAATCAAATCTTGATCCATTTTCTTTGCAATACCTTCACCAAATAATCTACCAATATCAGCAGCTACGTTTCTAGGTGCTGAGTTTCTTGCTAGATCAGTTAGTGTAGTCATTACGCCTACTTCTGATGCAGTAATTGTCACTGATGACGGATTAACTGCAGTGTTTGAAAGATCGGTTGCTTCTGCTACTGCTGCTGCTGCGATAGCTGAGTAAATCGGTACTTCTACGGATTTACCACCACCTGCAATAGTGTAGTTTTTAACCAAGTTCTTCATGATAGATTTCTCTTGGATCACGAACTCAGCTTCAGCAACGATCTCGGTATATAGTTCACTAAGTGTACTACTTGTGCTTTCGTTTGCCATGTTATAACTCCTTTAGTTATTTGTTTAGTTTAATATGAGTCACTGAATCTCTCTGTCTGCGATAATCCGCATATAACTTACGATCATCAGGATTACTCATGTCTAAGTCCGCAACATTTAAAGTCTTTTGCGTAGGTGACTTTCCCACATTACTTACACTTCCACTTCCCTGAGGAGTTGCGCTTTGAAAGTGTGCGTTCTGCGTCAAAAACTCTTGCACTGCTTCATCAACAGTCAGCAAGTCGCCATCTTTGTTATATCTAGGAGTTCCAGAATTATCAAGCACTTCTACTTTACCTTCTTTATTTAGTTGTACTTGGTTTTTCATCAACTCTTTGATTTGGTCTGGTGAAATCGCTCTATGTTTAGAAGCAGCATTGATTAATTGTTTATCAATTCTTTCACTTTTAAGTTCTTGCTCTAGCTTGGTTAGTTTATCGTTAAATTCTAAGGTTTTCTTCTTCATCACCTCATCAAACTTGCCACGCTCTAGCTGCTTCTGTTCTTCAATCTTATTGCGTTCTTCAATAGCTGCTTTAGCTTCAGATAAATCGTTTACGCCTAAAGATTCTAGTAATTGTTTCTCTTGTCTGTAAAGTCTGTCCTTAACGACCTTATCAATATCAAATTGACTTGGCTTCGGTTGCTCTACTGGTTGTTCTTGTTTAGCTTCTACTGTTTCGTTTATTGTCTGTTCCACCTGTTCCGTTTTATTCTCGTCAGACATAATTATAACTCCTTTGTTAGTTATTTATTTAAGGAATATATTTATTTATCTTCTTCTTCAAGGAAATTGTCATTTCCCTCTTTTTCAATGATCTCTGGTAATCTTTGGAATAATCCTTCTAGTAGCCATGCCATATTTCTTTCTTCATCTTTAGGTATTTGTCTGGAGATCTCTTTAAATCTTTTATAATCATCAACTTTAAGAGTTCTCTCTAATTCTAATATAGCTTCTGCTTCTTCAAATAATTTACTCATAGTACATTCTCCTTAAAAAATTCTAACCATGACGGATCAATTAATTCCTTTTTGCCCATCTCATATAGAGTAAAGTTCTCAACAAACCATTCAGCTTGATTTTTGTCAGCATATCTACTAGCTGCTTTACCTCTAAATCTTCTTCCCTTCCATGCTTTCTCTATTTTTGGATAATAAAGACTTTCTGCAAATTTAGTCGCTCCTAATTGCTGATGAATATGGTGTCCAAATTCGTGATAAAAAGTTGTTCTAATTTTATCTAAAGGATCAGTAAAATAACTATCAACTGTAAATGGTCTGCTAAATTTACTATCACCTAATTTCCATTTACTAAAATCTTTTGGAACATTACCCAAATGTAAATGTTTAGAATTTAATCCTAAAGTTCCATCACCCATATTAGCTATTGCACTTCCAGTATTTGCGTGAATACCTCTTAACTTTGGAACATTATATTTGATAGCAAGATCATCTAATTCTTGCATCATAGCTTCAATAATACCAAAATCCTTTTCATCAAAACCACCACTTAAAACTACTTTTTCAATTTGGTCTAATGATGATAACCATCTAACATTAGGCTTACCATTGGATTGTGTATGATATCTTTTATCTTTGGTATTTTTCTTAAACTGATCAGTTAATTTTTTAGTTATATAAACACCTGATACTGGAGTTATATCTTTAAGTTTAATTGGTGATGCTAATGATGATACATTAGTTGCTGCATCTACACTTGTTTTAATATCTGTTGCCTTAGGTTGAACTTTAGCCTGAACATCATCTAGCGCATCCCATGCAGGATCATAAGGGATTAAACTATGGCGGCATCTATAACCACCTCTGTTAACAAAAGGATCTGATCCTGATTTACCTCTCCAGTTGCCAGTAAATACTTCTCTCCATTCTTCCTCTGTTTTTATTTCATTAAGCTGCGCTCTACAGAATTGTCTAGTAGTCGTAATATTTGTGCCAGTGTATTTGTATGTATTTATTCCTGCTTCTTGACCTTTGTACTTAGTGAATTGTCCGTCAAACTGCATGATACTATCGTGAGCAATCTGATTAGCGTATTTGCGCATATTCTCACCTCTAATATCGGATGCGTATTTACTGTGCAGGATCTTTCTGGCATCTAAGTATTTCTTTTTAGCTAAAGGATCATCTGAATATCTATTTTCCTCTACAATCGCAACTAATCTATTAACTGCAGCTTCATTACTACGTCTATAGACACCATTAATAGATGCTCTGATATTTTCTACTACCTGAGGGAATGGTTTACCAGTGACGGCGGATGAATATATCTCTGTGGCAATCGTATCTAGAAATCTATTGGCTACATCTTCAAATCCACTAAAGGATAATTGTTTTAATTGATTGATTAAGACTAGATCAGGTTTAGTGAGAGTTTTAAACTTATCTGAAACTGGAGTAGTGCGGATATAGTCCATATATCCTTTAACAACTTCATCATATTCTGAGATTATTCTAGAGCCTTCCTTGAGATAGTTCTGCTCTATTAGTCTTTTAAGATTTGGTCTTAGCTGAATGGCTAAATCAGTAGTAAGGGGAACTCCGTCTGTGGCTCTTTGTAATTGAGCAATAATATCTTCTTCAAGATCAAAAAGAACTTTGGATATTCTTTGTTCGTGAGAAGCAGCTAGTTTTGATAATATCTCTTGCTTTGTAGCCATCCCATTTTGTATATAACAGGATGGCTAATTAGTAAATACAGGATTATTTACTTAACTCCACATCTCCTCTACATACTTAAAGGCATCCTCTAAGTTCTTGTAGATAGATATATTAAACTGCTTATCAAAGACTGAATATGTCTTGTCATCTCTGATACTAACAACACCATAATTCCCTTTTTTATTAAGAGCATCTTTATGGATATAATATTTAAACCATACCTGATCAGTGACTACGCCACTATGCTCATAGAAATGGTTTTGTTGAATGAATAAAAAATTACCCACTTCTTGGATAAGTTTCTGACCGAATGGTAATTTATATTTGCTCATTATTTTACCTCCTGAGAAGTGGGCTTATGCCCACTCCTTACATTTTAAACCAAAGAAATTTGCTTTAGTTAAGAAACGATTTTGGATATTTTTCCAATCCTGATCTTTCTCACATACTAGCAAGTCGCCAGTTTTGTAGATGAAACAGAAAATAAATTCTCCGCCACCCCAACCAGTGATAACATCACCGCTTTTGATTTCTTGATTTGCTTCATTTAAAGCAACATTAGAAATACTATCATTAGATAATTTTTGCATTTTTTCACAGTGTGCAATCCACTCTTTGCTTACTTTAGTCATTTTAGTTTCTCCTGTATTTGTGTTCATGGTTATTTTATAACCAATTTATAACTAAATTACAACTATTTATTTTTATAAAGGAAAGTTTTTTTTCCATGCCCTAATTGACCAATAGGCAGGGGATAAGGTCTTTTGACCTCTGACTTGCTTTAAAACACCCCCCATTCTAGCCAAAAATGACCTCTGTCTGGCAGGGATATTCTTTTTTATCTTCATTTTAGGATCGCCAAATCTCACTACTTTTACATTCCCACTGGATTTATCCTTCACATAAACACCAAATTTCTTGCTTTTATTAGGTGTTCTGAATGGTTTATTGAGTTTGACCTGACGACCTCTATAAGTAGCCATTATTTTACCATCTTTGAAATATATAGATTTTTGACAAAACTAACTGCTTTTCCAAACATCTTATCCGCTTTTCTTTTAGCTGATTTGTATTTCTTGGTTTTTTTATTGAATGGTTTGGGTTTACCTAATGATTTAGGTCTTTTCTTTTCCCAAATTGACTTCTTTTTAGGCATTACTTCTTCTTTTTCTTCTTCTTCATATTAGACTTAACTGATTTTTTTGGTCTACCGACTTTTGAGCCGTATGTTCCTTTTCCGTATGGCATTTTCCTATCCTCTCTTGGTAATGTTTAAAACATAATAGTTCTAACATACCATATTTGTAATTAAAACCGATACTTGCAAATTCACCGCAAAAACATCTTTTTAGATTATGCTGCTGATGTGACCAGTTGTAGAACTCAGTAGTAGATACTGTTTTGCCTTTAGGCGGAATAAGTGACATCCTCTAATAGTATTTCAAATCCACCTGAAACAGAAGATGTAGCACTTGCTTTCGCTCTCATCTCAATATCTGTTTTTTCAGTAAAGACTTCAGGTATTAAATATTCTTTTCTAAAAGCACCGCCTCTTATTGTTTGAAATGCTTTTGTTTGAAAAGTATTACCATTGATTGGTCTTGCCATAATCTTTGCTTCTAACTCTAAGTCTTTAGAATTTCCAATATCAAATGACATCAAATAACCTC